ATGGCGACAGGAAAGAACAAGCACGACGACGCCCCCGATGCCCTGACCATGATCGTGGAAGAAGAAACAATATCTAAACAACCTAAAAAGAATCTTTCAAACATAGCCCCATAATGAAAACAGAACGCTTACAAGAGTTACTTACCTCGGATACCGATAAATTAAAGGACGCCTTCGACCAGGAGGTGGGCGAAAAACCGGAGCTGGACACCTACCAAAAGCAGTACGAAGTGTCCCTGCACGATGTCTTTGACCCCGTAAAGCGCAAGGATAAACCCATCAAAGACGAAAACGGCAGCATCGTGGACACCAAAAAAGTAGCCCGCATTGGTGTGCCCATGCAAAAGATCATCACCCAAACGGCGGCAGCTTTCCTGTGTGGCAACCCCATTAAACTGGTCGCCAACGCAGAAGAGGACACCGTGGAAAAAACACTCTTAGAGGGCATAGAAAAAGTATGGGATGACAACAAGCTGGATTATAAGAGTATGGACCTTTCGGAAAAGATGATGTCGGAAACCGAAGTTGCGGAACTGTGGTACACCGAAGAATTGGAAGACCCCGCAGAGTATTGGGGGGAGACCAAAATTAACGGCAAGTTCCGCCTTCGCATGAAAGTCCTTGCCCACTCGCTGGGGGATCAGATTAGGCCCATCTTCGACCCTACGGGCAATATGATCGCTTTTGGAAGAGGCTATACCTTAAAAAGCGAAGGAAAGACGGAACAACACTTTGACGTATATACCGACAAGTTCTTTTACCACGGTGTAAAGACCGACCAAGGCTGGCTAATCGACCCGCCCGTAGCCAACATGGTACAGAAGATCCCCGTGATCTACTACGCCCAGCCCACGCCGGAATGGGCCGACGTACAAACGGCTATCGACCGGCTGGAAACCGTCCTTTCGCGCCACGCCGACACCAACGACTATTCGGGCTCACCCATTTTGTTTACCTCCGGAGAGATCACCTCGCTACCGGAAAAAGAGCAGGACGGCAAGGCCATCCAGGCCGATGAGAAGGCCGACGCCAAGTTCCTCTCCTGGGACCACGCCCCCGAATCCATTAAAATGGAGATCGACAACCTCTTTAAAGTGATCTATGCCTGCACCTTTACCCCGGACATCTCCTTTGATGCCTTAAAAGGGATGGGGCAGACCTCCGGCTTTGCGATGGAGTGTATGTTCATGGGAGCGCACCTCAAAGCGGCCAAAAAAGCGGGCATCTTTGGTGAAGGGGTGCAGCGTAGGATCAACTACTTAAAAGCGGCGCTGTCCACCATTGACCTAACGCTCAAAAAAGGAATTAGCTTAAAGATCAAGCCGCAGTTTGAGTTTTTCCTGCCCAAAGACATGGAGGGGTTGGTGAACACGCTGACCACGGCGGTCAGCGGAGGCATCATGTCCAAAGACACGGGGGTGCGCCAGCTGGGTATTGCAGAAGACGTGCAGGCGGAGCTAGCGCAGATTGAACAGGAGGCTAATAGTGCCGGAGCCTTAAACGAGATCATGAATCAAAACCAACTCTAAATATGGGTAAGAAAGCTAAACTAAAAAAGATCAGAAAAATAGCCGCTCAAATGCCTCAAATCATGGTAGGCCATGTTCAGGGCGAGCGGGTAAGCGGGGCCGAACTCTTTAAGTCCGGTGTGGAAGAAGTGCAAGGCCGCCCAATTGATGCAGGTGCGACCTACAAACAAAAGCACGTAGTGGCAGTGACCCTGAACCATAATCGCAAAATGAAGCGGATGTACAATAAGCAGGGCGTAAAGGGGGTGAGCGCCTACATACAGGCGGTTAACCGTCACATGATGGCTCAAAAGTTGGCAGAGAAGACAAAGCAAAAAGAAGAGGCGGAAAAGTTGGAAGGAGTAATGAGCGATCAGGCACATGAAAATGATTATTGTGCAGAACCTGTTTTTAGTGTTGAAGGGGAAACGGATCAAAACCAACTCTAGGTGTTTGGATATAAAAAATATACCGTCTTTTTTGAAGTGTACGGCAAAAAGATGAAGACCGACGTGATGGCAGCCAGCGAACAAAAAGCAAAGGATATAGTAAAAGACAGTATAACAATCCACAAGGTAATGTCAGAGGACATGAACAGTAGTGATGTAGAACAGATATTTCAAAAACTAAAGGAAATTTTTAAATAAATGTTCACCTGTCTACTCTTATTTATAGTGGTGGGCCTTGTAAAAAGGAGGGTGTATGGATAAACTCTGTGCAGGCGTCATCGTAGGCTTTTTAATGGGGCTGTACCTGGCGAACCGCTTCTATCACAGTGAGGGAAAGCAAAGAATCAAGACCCGCTACTACGGTAAGGACTGGATTAGAGAGCGGGAGTTTATAGAGCAGATCGTTATTAACCAACGGGAAAGGAAAGGAGACAATAACTAAAACCAACTATATGGCAATAACAGCAATTTTATTTTTAATTCTCAGTATTTCACTTCACGAATTAGGTCACGCCTTTTTCATGCGTAAGCACAACATAGGCATAAAGGAAATCAGTTTGATAGGGATAAGTGGGTACAGGCTATTTACCTTCAGGCTTCCAAAATTATTTGGTGCTACTCCCATTACAGCCCGTATCATTCCGCTGGGTGCTTATGTAATGCCTACGGATTATGGTGCAAAAAAGGCAGAATTCCTGTCACTTTCCAAGTACGGTGAGATCATGGGGGCGGGTATTGCCCTGAACTTTCTATTTGGGACCATCCTTTTATTAGCCGCCGATATGTTTCGTGGACAGGTGAGCCAAGGATTGCTGATAGTCTGCCTTATTTCCGTGTTATTTGTCGTTTTTCTTAGGTACTCCTTTTACATCATTCCTGTACTTGGAATTTTAATTGTGTACATTCTTTTAAAGGGCCTGTTTACCGATCCTAAAGGATTTGTAACCAGCCAAGGCTCCATAGTTCAGGCGGGGGAATTCGTCGTTCAGCGTAGTATATCATGGATAAAAGTTCTGGAAACAGGCGGGTTATGCTCTATTGGATTGGGGTTATTTAACTGCCTGCCTTTTTCGCCTTTGGATGGCGGCAATATAGCTTCCAAGATTTTAGAAACCGTGTTTTACTCAAAGCGTAAGGCAGTAAGAAAATACTTTATGTTAATAACGATTGTACCGATTGCGCTACTGATTCTCTTGTCTATTGGCGGCGACGTGGTGAGGTTGTTTAAATACGTGTTTTAACCCTTGTGCAATGCCTAATGAAGCGCACGATACCACCCCACAAGAGCAGATCGAAGAAGTGCTAAAAAAGCTCTCCTATGAATCTCTAAAGCTATGGAATGAGCAACTACAAAAACAAAAAGACGAGAGCAACCCGCTGCGTAGTGGCATGGACGAAAAAACCGAAGGCATACCGTAAAACTTAATCCAAAATGTTTACCGATCGATTTATAACCCTTCCCATAAAAGTCTATAACACCAAGGTCAAGGAACTGACCGGGGAGGAAGGCGAACTGACCGACAGCTGGGAAAAGGTCAACCCCTTTGAAATTCAAACCTATAGGCCCGACGTGGACAGCGAGGCCTCGGTTATTGTCACGGTGAAAAACCGAGAGCCGTTTTCGGTGTATTTGTCGGTAAAGGATTTTGAGCATTTATTGAATACATTCCATGCCTGAAGACCTCTTTAAAGACTTTGAAGCCCGTAACCTGCGCATCATCGCCCGCAATGCCCAAAAGATTAGGGCCTTGTACCAGGGTGCGATCATTGAAATCTCCCTCGTAGGTGTGACCATTAAGCTAAAAGAAGGCGTTTTTAAGCTCTCCAAATACCCTGCGCTGCAAAAGGTAGTGGAACGGGAGCTAAAAAAACTACACACGGGTATTTATGCCACCCTTATCAACTCCATAAAAGAAAGCTGGGATCTTGCCAACCAAAAAAACAACCTCTTTGTAGACAGAAGGCTGGCGGGCAGGAAACCCACCCGTAAAGGACGGCAGATCTTGTACGACCCCAATAGGGGGGCTTTAGAGGCTTTTCTAAAAAGAAAGGAGCAGGGTTTAAATCTGTCGACACGGGTCTGGAATACGCTGGAACCTTTTAAAACCCAACTGGAAACAGGGCTTGCGGTGGGTATCTCGGAGGGCAAGAGCGCCGCTGCAATGGCAAGGGATTTAAAAGTTTTCCTTAACGAACCTGACCGCTTATTTCGCAGGGTACGGGACGCAAAAGGGGAACTCAAACTAAGTAAAGCCGCCAAAGAGTATAAACCGGGGCAGGGCGTGTATAGAAGTTCCTATAAAAACGCTTTGCGCCTCACCGCTTCAGAGACCAACATTTCCTACGCTATGAGTGACTGGCACCGATGGCAGCAGCTTCCCTTTGTTATCGGCATACGTATTAAAACCTCACACAACCATCCTGAATTTGATATTTGTGATACCCTTCAGGGCGACTATCCCAAATCGTTTGTCTGGAAACGGTGGCACCCGTTCTGCATCTGCTATCAAACGGCCATCCAAATGAGTGATGAGGAATACGAGCGGTACGAAGAAAAGATACTTTCGGGAGACCTCTTACCGGAGGTGAAGGGATTGGATAAAATGCCCGCTGAATTTACCAATTACGTCAAGGAAAATAAAAAGCGCATAGAGGGCTGGAGTAGTACCCCGTATTGGTATGCCGACAACAAACATTTACTAAAATGAGAAAGAATAAATTCAACAAGCCTTTTATAAAAAACGTAAAAAAGCAAGCAAATAAAATCAGAAAGAACAGGCAAAAGAAAGCTACTATCATGACATGGGAAGGCCCTATTGAATTTATATACACCTAATCTACCAAATCCACAAAGCACCATACCCCCGCCAGCAGTTCAAACTTCACAAAGCGTTTACGATTCTTACTCAAATCCATAAACGGCACCAAGACCGTCTGTTCCCCTGGTTTTTGATAAAGCGTGATATAAAATTTAGCCGCTTGCCCCAACTCCATAGCAAGCTGGTTTCCGTAATAATGAAGCATACCCTAAAGATAGCAAGCATAGTTGTTACATCTGTGTAGAAGTTGTATTAAGATCCCGTTGTAAGATTTCATCCCGAATTTTTGCAGCCCGTTCATAGTTCTCCTGCCTAATGGATTCCTGTAACCACCCTTTAAGAAGGTTAACGGGAAACTTACAGGGCGGGTAGTTGTCAAACCAACTGGCCGACATATTGATAGTAATGGTCGCTGTTCCGCTAAAATTCATGGCTCTAAACTACTTATTTAACACCTCATTTCTGATTTCATCAATCAGAACTTGCATTTCTCTTGTGGAATTCATTTTTACGATTTTTAGCAGCCCTTCTATGTGCCGCCAATGATCCAAGGTTAGAACCACTAATTCAGAAGAAAAAATACAGTCCTTATTGCCCGTATATCCTTCTACTTCTCTTTTGTCAATCGTAAGCATTTGGCTTAAATCTTCAGATAAAGTTCGAGACATTTTATCTCTTACCATTCTTTCTGCATCACCATTTAGTGTCTTTACTTCGATTTCCGGTAGTGCGTATTTAAGTTGTTTTATCATACCTCTAATGTAGTAAAATATTACTTTCTATTCAACTTCCCTCTAAGTTGCAATTACTGATTTTATCCTCCATTAACTCCCTTCTAATTTACACTTCAAATCAAAAAGTTCTTTTCAATTCTATGGTAGACAAAATCAAAGCACAACTAAAGGCGAAGCTACAGACTTTAGGTGTGAAGAACCTCTCACAGGCAAGGATAGACGCTATAGCGGATAAACTTAGCTCAAAGATTACAGAGGAATCCCAAATCGACGAAAAGCTGGACGAACTCAACGACATCATGCCCTTTGCGGACATCGCAAGAAATGATGACCGACTCAGGACTTTGGAAGCAAAGGACAAAAAGCCACAAGCCCAGCCCAAAAACGAGCCTACGGAAGACGACCCTATGAAGGTACTCCTAGCGCAGATGCAGCAGCTAACGGAAAAGGTTTCCTCCTTTGAAAAAGAGAAAACCCAATCTCACCTGCAAAAGAAACTTCAGGAAAAGATGGCCGAAAAGAAAATTCCGTCCATCCTCCTTAAAGGCCGCCAAGTGGAGAGCGAAGACCAGTTAGACCAGGTCTTATCAGAGATCGAAGCCGACCACACCGCCTACAAGCAGGAACTCGTCAACCAGGGATTTTCCCAAACCTCTGCTCCAGTGGGTGGGGTCAGTACGATTAAGTCGGAAAGCATTGATCAAGACATCAAAGCCTGGGCTGGAAAGGACAAAAAGTAAATCACCTAAAAAAAATAAGTAACAATGGGTTTAATTCCAGTAAAAACAACCGCCTCTAACGGCGTGGTGGTTTTTCAAAGGATCGATACTGTCCTTCAGGGCGGGGCGTCTTTGGATGCTACCGGCCTTACGGCAGGCGACACGCTGGCCGCTGGCACCGCCATCATCGTGGATGAAGCGACCCGCAAGGCGACCGTAGTGGACGCTGATACAGACACTCCCACCGGCCTGTTAGCCTCGGATGTCACAATTGCGGATGACGCCGAAGTGGTCGTAGTGTTGGAGGGTGTGGTCTACAAACGCCGCATCTCTCACGCCGCTTCCAAGACCTCGGCCATCATCGCCAAATTACCTCGAATCACATTTTCTAACTCATTCTAAACAGGACTATAAACAATGGCACAAATTAAATCTGTATTTGGTCCCTACGGCGATAAGCTGCAAACCATCGTGGATAACAGCCTGGACAAATTTGCTCCTGTTTGGTATCCCAAGTATTTCACCTTCGGCACCCCTCAGTTCAATCTTACCTATGTAAGTGTGCTGGGCGCTTCCAGAATTGAAGCCGCCGCCTCTATTATCGCCCGTGGCAGCGCAGCCCCGCTTCGCAGCAGGGCCACTTTAGACAAGCTCTCCGGGGAAATCCCAGCAATCGCCGAGAAGTTCAAGATGGACGAAAATGACTATCGCAACTTCTACGCCATCCAGCAACTGCCCTTGGACGAAGCCGCCAAAAAGCAACAACTGCTGGACCTTCTCTTTGGGGACGTGCAAAAGGCCGGTAACTCGGTGCATAAAAAACTGGATCAACTGGCCCTGCAAGCCGTTTCCACCGGTCAAATCACTATTGATGTCAACACGAACCCCGATGGTTACGTGTCCAGCGTAGCGGTTGACTTAGGGATGCCTTCCGGCAATAAATCTAACGCCGCCGTCAATTGGGCTACTTCTGCCACCGCTACCCCGATTACGGATATTCAAACCGTAGTGGAAGCCGCAGAAGCTGTAGGTCTTTCTTTCGCGGAAATTCTGATGTCCAGGGCCGTATGGCTGAAGTTCGCCGCCTGTAAGCAGGTGACCGATTCTTTAACCGCCTACAACCAGTTACAGAAAGGCGCTGCCGTAGCCACACTGCAAAGGGTCAACGACTATTTGCAGGCCATGCAACTGCCCCCCATCACGATTGTCAACGAGCAGGTGGGCGTGGAAAAAGACGGTGTGACCACCGCGACCAAGCCGTTCTCTCAGACCAATGCGGTCTTTGTTCCGGCTGGCCCGCTGGGTAAGATTCACAACGCACTTGCACAGGAGCAACTGACCCCCGTATCGAATGTTAGCTACGCTACGTTCAATCGGGCGCTGATCTCTAAATGGAGCCAAAATGAGCCGTTTGGCGAGTACACCAAGGCTGAATTCAACGCCTTCCCAGGCTTTGAAGCCATCAACCAGGTCTACTTACTGAGCACCACTTTGGCGTACTAATAAACTAGTTCTTTGATGACCAACAAAGAAGCCCTTTTAGCAGTCTTGCAGGATGTTACCGTACCTGATTTGACAGCAGATAAAGTCCTACTTGATGCTAATATAACAGGAACGGACATCTACGTATCAGGCAGTGCAAAGCAGATAGACCTATGCGCTATTGAACTCTTATATGGCTTGTACACAAGTCCTGATGTAGGTGAAGGCGGTTACTCCGTAAGTCACCCCGACTTCCTGCGCAAGATCGAAAAAA